GGCAATCTTACAACCATATGATGAATCTGATAAACTGTAAAACTACTAGCACCAGTAAGAGAAGGCTGAATTTGGATTTTTGCCTTATTACCAGCAGTTACTTGAGTTATCCTCACTATACATATCGTAACAGCTCCAGCAGTAGCTGCACTATTTGTTGTAGAAGTGGGAGTAGTAAACTCAGGACCAAAACCAGTATTTGAACCAACATCATATAAAGTCACGTTTGTTGAAGAATAAACAGCATTTGTGACTTGAATATTTGTTGAACTAATTGTATTTGTGGTCTGGGTGCTAGTGTTCCAGTTATAATAAAAGAGATAAGTGCCAACAGGCAACAAATAATAAGATGTTGCTCCGCTGACGGGGTAGTAATAGTTAGGGTTGTATGTATACTCAACAGCAGTTGGAGTATTGGTAGTTGTTCCTTTAATCAGACTAACAACTGGATCATACGGTGTTGCACTTGCTATAGTAAGCAAGGAACCACCAGTAAGAACACCAGCTTTTGCTTGAAGGACCAAATAGCCTATATCCGAATTCTGCGGTTCAGAAAATTCAATATCAAACTCTAAGAATGCTTCTCCAACGGAAGTCTGAACTGTTGTGGATATACCATCACCATTCAGTATGGAGAATATTCCAGCAGCAAAAAATCTGGTTTCACCAGCATTTGCTGCACTATTAATGTTCCCTGAACTCTGCGCCAAACTAGAATACGATACTAACTCAGCATCAGTAAATAGTTTTGCCCGGTTAAATGCCATAGGACCCGCTGCTTGACCAGCCCACAATGTGTGTTTCATAGCATATTTATGCCCATTCAACACAGAAGGAGCAATAGTTGTACCCACAGGAAGTGAGTCTAAAGCATCAGGGTCAGGTAAAAACCAAAATGTTCCAGCAGTTGTGCTAGAAACACTAGGCAGGAAGTGATATTTTGCTGATTTGATGACAAAACGTTCATAATTCTGGAAATCTTGAAACATTAATTGCCCAGCAAACAACTCCTTCGACAAAAGCACGGAGACGAGAACACCACCATTCAAGTAATTACTACCATTTGTGGGACCAGTTCCACCAACAGTTCCAATCGAAAAAAGAGACTTAACTCTCCTAGAAAAGGCGCCTGCTGAAACCGTCTTATAATACGGTTTAATGGTATAAGTATTTTGTTGATATGTGGGTGCTACTCCAGAAGTTATTCCTTCAGAACCTTTGGCATTCATGCCTTTCTGTTTAGGAACATGCTTCTTTTCTGGTATTTTTTCACGACGACTGGCTTTATAGCCTTTCAAGTCATCAGTGTTGGTGTGGCTTCCAGCATTGCCACTCAATTTCTCATTGTGAAATTGGTCTGTCTTCCGGACAGCGCCAAGCCTCTGGGGTGGTTTCGGATACGATAACTTCTCACCATTACGGTGACCAAGTTTGGACATCGCAAACATTCCTACACCAACTCCCCAAGCTTTTAATTTGCCACCAAGTGTTTTCATCTTTGGAATAGCTTTAAAAGCACGATCACTCAAAATTGCATCTGCCTCACCCTTGTTTTTAGGGTGCTTATGGTAATGCCAATCATGATCACGTGCAGCTTCATCCAACGCATCAACTGGTTTTGCATTCCAGTTTTTGTCTCCAAGTTTAATGGCACCAGTATGACCTGGTCCAACATAATTACCATGGAGACGAAAATGAGGCGTGAAATCACTCAAATCGGCTAAATCATCAGTATTGGTATGAGAGCCTTTAAGACCATTCAGTGTTTGACACTTCATGGCTTCAGTATCTCTCCTTTGCCAATCTTTCACAAGAGCCAGTGCGGCCCTCACAATTGAAACACACGTATCATTAGTACAAGGAGATGGTTTTTCTCGATCACCCGTGTGAATCATGCAAGAGACCCACTGCATTGTTTCAAAAACATCAGGATATTCTTCTAAGAGTTTCATGGGAAACCAACGCATTGTTGATACCATCTTCTCTCGAAGATTCTGCATGTTTAGGTCATACACATCCACAGGAAGTAAAAGTAAACCGTTGGGAACGGTTACTGTAAACAACACTTG